CCTCCCCCAAACCTTCCTCCAAGAGCACTAGCTCCAGTCCCCACCGCCCGCTCGCCCAGGAATCCTAAAGGGTCGCGGGACTGCGAAGCATTATACGCAGTACTTGCAAGAAAACCACCAAGTCCAGGAACGAGCCCTAGTAAAGCAGCAACAGGATCTTGCGTTTTACTGTAATTAACGGCACTGTTAAAAACATTGCCAAGAACAGGAACAAATCCCATAATTGTTTGAACTACTTTTCCGGGAGCCGTATCAAAAAAATTTGGCGCTGGTTGCGTTCCTTCAAGACCAACAGTTTGCGTTTCCGGACTCATACTGTATCCGCGATTGTTTGCGTTAGCTTGCAGCCCCTCGTATCCAGTCTGTTGTAATCCGTAGCTAGCTTTACCTAGGCTTGCCATACCCTCTAGTGCTCTGCCGCTGAAGCCGTAATCTGGCATCATACCTGGATCTTGCCCGTAGGTTCCAAGAGCCGCATTTCCAACATTTGCCGCAAAACCCGGAGCTTGCAGACCAGCTTGGCTGCCAGTGCCTAGGTTAATCCCCATTCCAGAAAGCGTTGGTGCGCTGAGTCCTAGTTGATTGCCAGCGGATATGCCAAAATCAAGGCCTGGATTTAATCCTTGCGCAGGGTTTCCTTCCGGAGCTGCGTTTTCTCCGTAAGCTCCAAAACCTCCAGCATCGTAACCACCATATTCCATAGTCAGTCCTAAGTTGCAGGGGTCTGCGAGGTAAGCAAACCGTTAGTAAAAGTCATACTGCCATTTGCGCCAAGTGCGGTTAATTTAGCAGTTGTGATTGTGGCGGAAACTCCAGCAGTAGAAGTACCTGTACCGCCATTAGCAATAGGTAGGATACCGGTTACTTGAGTAGTTAAACTTACGTTACTCAACGCTCCGCCAAGTGTTAAATTACCAGCAGTTGTCACCGTGCCAGTTAAAGTAATTCCGTTAACTGTACCTGTGCCACCGACAGACGTTACTGTACCATTTCCCTTGCTGTTGAATGTAGTCCAGTCTCCCGAGCTCAACGCGCCCCGATTAGCCGCCGATGCTGTCGGGACGTTCAAAGTAATAACTACATTAGTAGTTGAATTAGCTACCGTCGAACTTAGATTAGTCCCCGCTGTCCCGAGAGTCAAAGCAGCCACACTCGATACCGATCCCGCGCCGCCCTGTCCCAGGTTCTGCGACAAGTCCAGAAACCAACGAAGCCAGATAGGATTAAACGCAGCCTTGCCGGATACTTCATCAAGTATCACAGGCAAAGCCCAAGTCGGCGGCGGCTGAAATACGTTAGTTGCCATCAGAGCGTTCCGATATCCAGCTGCAGCTCAATCGCCTGCAACCGCATTCGAGTGTTAGACTGGTGCCGAATCTGCGTAGTCCGCCGCATGAAGGTACCGCAGTTTGCCAGGATTGGCTTACGTACTCCCATGTCTACAAGGCGGAAGCTAGACCACTTGCTTGCTTCATAGTCAGCGTCATTCACCCGTACCTGCAAAGTACTTCCAGCCGTCTGATCTCCGATAAACTCCATCATAGTCATCTGTTTTCTTCGGCGCATTCCACCGTCAAAGTTAGGTGTAAACAAATCTACTGTGATGACTTCACCGTCATCAGAAGTGTAATCAGAATCAAACAGGTATAACTTCCCATTCGTCTCATGTTGCAGTACACGACCGGTTCCTGAAAGAAATGTTGAGGAAACAATCTTAAAATAGTTTCCATCTACGTCTGTCCATTGTGCCCACATCTTATCAGTCATGTCATACACTAAAGTGATATTATCGTTCTTCAGAGTGATACCGTAAAATCTGTGTCCATCGTACTTAATGCCAAAGGACGCTACGTTGCTAAAGTCTGCCTGGCCAAGTAACCGCTCAATCGGTTTTGTAGATACGATAGTTGGTTTAAGATTATCGACCAGGATTACCTGCGCGGCTGAAGAACGATTGGTAGCTACCCAAAGCAACGTACCGTCGATCTCCTGAACAGAGTCTGCACTGACGCAACCATAGTTTATCTTTGCCCCCTGCACCGGGCCAAGAGGAGACGCACTGGTATTCTGAGCATCGTAAAAAACCTCGGTTGACCAACCCTTAAGAGCCAGGACGTAGACAAGTTGCTTAGCCAGGAATACTCCAGCGTCAGGTTCAATCTGTGCGCCAATGAGGTTTAACAGGTCTGTCCACAAAGTTGGATCGTTTAAAGAATCGCATCCGTGAATATAAGACGTAGTGTCTAACACGTAAGTCGTACCATCTAGGTAAGCAAATCCTTTAACTGCAACCGCTCCGGCAGTCGTATACGTGTTACCAGGAAAGTTAACCCCAGACATTTGCGTAAGGGTGGTGTCATCCCAGTTATAAGAAGCTACTGCATTGCCAAGCTGCAACCGCGGAGTACTGCCCAGGCTAGCAGAAAACCTATACACGCCTCCAGTTGCGTCAACTGTGCCAATGTTAGTTCCATTTTTATACAGCGTTGCGCCAAAGATTGAGTATATATCTCCATTCCAGTTTGTCACGCCATAGCCATTACCAACTTTTGTTGCGCCTGTTTGCAGCAACCCCGGGCGCTTAAAAATCCAGTACTCGTCAGTCTTATCATTCTTTTCGACGTAACCATTGACAAGACGCGCATCTTTAAAAGGTGTGTGATCCCGGTTCGCCGCTTCAAGTACCAGCGGCAAACGCTTAGGAATCGCAACTGTTTCAGCTTGTGCCATTTAACGAAACTTCCCCATAGAGTACTGTCCGCGGGAATCTGGAGTAAACCGAGTTGGTGCGTCTTCGACGTCCCAGTCTTCCAACATTGTCCGGTAGCTGATTGCTCGCTGCTGGCAACGATCCATGATTGCCTGCGGTTGGCCTGTCGCCAGTTCGTCTGCAAGTCCCCAACGCAGCGCAATTCGCCACTCGATTGGGAAGTTCATAGTCTCCGTTACGGAGATGAAATTAGTAACTTGCGTTTGCAGCAGCAAGTGTGCAGTGCCTGTTGCAGCTACTGCGTCGGGGATTAACCAGAAGAATACGCTTAGCTCTTCCTGCTTCTTGTTAACGAAGTAAGAGTTTATCTGGCCTGTTGTGTTAACCTGACTCAGGCGAATGTAGTCGTTCCAACTTAACGGAATCAAGGGCCGCCGAATACCATTGGAGTCCATGTAGTAAGCGTCAATCGCCCGAGGCGGCTTGGGCATAACTACAATCCCGGTAGGACTAAACGTATACGTCCCTAGCCCTGCAACCAGGGGGACTGTCGTATCTACGTTCAGCCAGAGCTTCAGCCCTTGCGTCTGCCACAGATTTATAATATCTGTAAGCTTCCGCATCCCGGTTACGATCTGCTCGGAGTTGGGGGACTGCCCTTCCTGCGTTAATCCCGCATCAAAGTACGCATCGCTGATAATAGCAATTGGAGTGTTAGGATTAGGCGCAGTCATGACAGCTTACCCCCGACCTTGCACTACCTGGAAGTCGACCGTGCCGCTTGTCCAAGAAGAGACGTTAATTCGCACCGCAGTTACTACGTGATCCAGCCCGTAAGATCCATCAACAGTATTTCCTGTTGGAGACGTTAGTGGCAAGACTCGTAAAGTCTGCATCCAGCCCACGCCGTTACCAGCGGTAAGTCCGGAATCTGCAATTGCAACTGTTACGTTATCCGCGTCAACAACAGTTGCTACGTTAAACTCAGCATCTAGATTAGCGCCGCCGTTACCCCAAAGTTTAACCCAGTCACCTACACTCAAGCCATGCGCAGTTTTTGTAATTGTTAGCACAGTCGTAGTACGCGACAGTGTAAATTGTTGCGTAAGATTCATTGGGTCTTGCGCGTTGTCAAGACTGTACTCAATGGAATAAGTAAGCACGGCGCCGCTTGAAAGCATTGCACTTACGTTACAGTTAAAACTAGTCTGTAACCGATTGATCGGAACCCAGGAAGCGTACCCGGCCGCTGAAAGTCGCTGTGTAATGGGATACATAAATTCTCCTAACGGGGGTGATTAGCCCCCGAGTAAAGTTAAACAGCAGCGGGATTAATCAGACCGGATTTGTCGACAGCGCCCGTGATAGGACTGTAGTTGTTGGTAAAACCAAACGAACCGCCAGTGCCAGTCGCAATCCAAATACCTGCAGTTGCGTCAAGCTGGTACAGATAGTTATCGTACGCATGGCCTGTCCAGCCAGTTCCCGAAGTCGAAATAAACGATCCACCAGTTGAGCTGGTGTTCGGACGCTCCAGGTGGTTACGCGCAAACTCAAAATTTGTCATGTTATTTGCGCCAGCCGCAAGCATACAGGCCGTATCGTTCAGTATTGCAAAACAACCAAAGTTGTCTGCGATCTTTACACGATCCGTAGCTGTAGTTAGCTTGATTGCGGTTGTAGCTGCCGTAGTTCCAAGACTGGAAATAACGCAGTTAGTAAATGACAACCCTGCCATTGCCTGGGCACTTGATGAACTAGTTACAATAGTAACAAAGTTCAAAACGCTACTGATATCCCGGAACTCACAAGAGTCAATCGAAAAGTCCTGTGGGCCAGTTGTAATAGTTCCCGATGCAAAAGTCTGGCCAAAACTAACTACATACACGCCAACACCGCCAGTTGTACCAGAGGTTTGCGACTGGATTCGAGTACCTGGAATAATACCAGTTCCCATAATAGCTGCGCCGGGATACAGCGTACCACTGCCAACGGCTGTGACAGTCATTGTAGTCGAAGCAATTGAAGCGGTAACGCTTGCGCTGATGCCTGTAAACACCGAAGCAACAGCTGCAAAATTGCAAAGAAACAAGCAATTTTGAATACTGATGCCAGAGCCGGTAACGGGAATATTAGCCGTTGCTGCGGTAGTGAACATGAAAGTCGGGCGCGAAGCGCCGCTGCCCATGCCAAGAATAGCTACGTCCGACGAGGTAAGTAGCAAGACCGTAGCAGATGAAATGCTTTCAAAGTGCCCTGCATTTACAACAATAATATCGCCTCGACCGGGCGTTGTCTGCGTAAGTGCAAAATTGAGTGTGGCAAACGGATCAAGGTAAGTACCCCGATTACTATCGCTGCCAGCGCGAGCTTGGGGATTAAGCTGAACTGAGTTATCAACCCAGTATACTTGGCCAGGTTGCGTCTGCAGAATTGGCATACCGCGAACACTGATACCGTTAGAAAAACCATGGGGGAAATTAGTAAAAGGCATTTAAAACTCCTAAATGGGATTGCATTGCAACCAAAAAACTTACTGGAACTGCCAGTCCATTTCGCGCGGATTACGATTAAATAATCCGCGCTAACTTACAACAAAACCTTACGGCCCATTGCTTCCGTAGATGCCGCGTGGATCAGTGCATCCGACGCTCATACGCATATAGCTTGCGGCCTTTGCGTTTTTGGTATCGAAGTCGTTGTCCTGATCGAACATAGGCTCATCACGCCAGAAGAACGTCATACCATTCGGGCAGTTAGTCCGAATAAACCACGCGTGAGGCGCGGTGAAGTAGTGGTTCATCTTGATGCCCTTGGGGAAGGCATTAGTAGCTTTCAACACGTTGATGTTGTTGTTAGCTGTGTTGGATTGCAACACCGACTGCAAGATGCGGTTGGCATTGTACCATTCCTGGCGAGAAATATGCAGCGACTCGGGCATGATGTTGATCAGCAAGCCTGTGTCATTCTGCGCACCCATGATCTGGATGGTTAGGTCTTCCAACGCAGCTTCGGACAAGTCAGCCGCAGGGCTCAGCGCATTGCTGAACGTACCGCCGGTAGCGTTGATGTGGCTGGTAGAAACCAGTGACGCACCATCGCCAGTCGTAAAGTAAGTCGTTGCAAAAGCGTTGTTGTAGGGGAAAGCTCCTACATTCTCCGTCGTCTGGTTCATCGAGAAAGCGTTAGCTTCCGCGCGCCGAGTCGCTACTTCTTTATACTGGTTGTCACGCAGTTCTTCAAAGGTCACAATGTAGCCAAGCGCATACGCAATGTGCGTATAGGTATTGACAACACCTTGAACTTCGCCGTCATACGTCACTGGAGCGCCCTGTGCCTTGACCGGAGCCAAGCCGAATGGAGTCACCTGCACGCCTTGTTCATACGCTTTGTCTGACATCTTAATATCGTACAAATCCGTATATTCCTTGGCGTGGGAGTCATAAACCTGACCCCACGTAGTATACACCCCCGGCCACAAAAGCTTTGGGTGACTGCCTGTGTTAATTACACCGCCTGCCATAATATATCTCCTTTAGACGCCAGCGGCGCCGGTACCTGTGCCGAGTTCGTGCACGTTGATCTTTACAAGATGCTTGGCATAAGCGCCAAACGCATTGTCCGAAGTGCGAACCAAGCCCATCAAGCGAAGCTGAAGGGTTGCGGTAGTCGCGGGAGTTGCACCAGTAGCACTACGCAATTGCCAACCGGAGATAAATCCATTACCAGTGCCGATGACTGGAATAGTATTCAGGCCGATTTCTGTCGCAGCTAGTGCAGTACCGTTGGACTCTTCCTGGATGGCGAAGATTACATTTGGATCATCTACAACCATTGCGTACCAAACACCCGTTTGCGCAGCGGCGGGACGAAAGGACTGATTTGGGTTGATAATGTTAGCTGGAAGGCCTTCAGAAGACCCTAAGCCAACAATCACGCCGCGAAGTGCGCCAGTTGCAGCGCCAAGCACAACACCTGGAACGCCGTTTGCATCAGCGGTTCCACTGCTAATTACAGGGTCGCCAATGTAGAGTGCGGTAGCATAAGCCGCCGCGATAGAGTAAAGCCGAGCTTGCCCACTCCAAGCCGAACCGTTAAGGTACTGCACTGGTGTAAAGCCACTCGGACGATTAGCATTTGCCATGAGAATCTCCGTAGGTTAAGCGCTTCTGCGCTTGGGTTTGAAAAAGTCCGGAATCTGAGTTTTCGTCTTATCCACGTAGCGGTGCTGGGAATCGCCTGGGCGATCATTCTCTGCCCCAATCATTCCGCCGAGAAGAGAATCACGAATCTTCGAATTTTTAGCCTCAACCAGTAACTGGTCTTCGTCCCACCACTCTTGCTTAAGTTTCATTAAAACCAGCCGAGTTGGTTGACCATCTTTTCCTACCTCTTGCCCGGAGACAACACTTACTCTTGAGCCCATGTCGGTATTCCCGCTGACGCTAGATTCGCCACCGAGACTTACGTTATTGAGTTTCATCTCGTACTCGTTTACAAACTCGTACCCACCATCCAGGGCCCGCTGAAGGCGTTCCGGGGTGCTTAGAAACCAATGCAGATGGTAGCCAGGCAGCTCCGCCACTTCAAGGCGTTGCACTGGCACTGACATTGGAATGCGCTTACGCTCACGCGCGACGCTGTTTTTTGTGTTTGCAGGGTTAAGCAATTCCATTTTTATTCTCCGAAATATATCTCAGCGTACCGATTACGCCACTCTTGTTGACTCTTGTACTTCTTGTCGCTGCCTACAAAACGGCGAGAGTCCGCATCGCAAGCGGCACGCGCGTCTGCTGGCATTGCAGCGTAACCTTTACGACCGCTGCTGCGTACTTCGTTGTCAGAGCCGTTTCGAGCACCTTCAACTTTGTCACCGCGCGGAGTTTCGCCACCGCCGAGTTCTTTTGCAACTTCCGCTGCAACTTTGTCAAAGAAAGCTCGACCAACTCCGGACTCGCCTGCATCCCGTAGTTCCTGGGCGATGCCTAAGGCCAGTGCAGTTTTACGCTTGTTTGTGCCGAACCAAGGGTTCTCAGCATTCCACTCGGCAAGATCGGGCGGCGGTTGAAATACCTGAGGGGCTTCCGGAGGCGCTTGCTTGACAGCTGGCGTAGGAGTCGTGTTCAGCTGCGTAAGCCGATCAGTTAATTCTGCTACTCCATCATGGTCACCTGCTTCGGAAGCCGCAGACAATTGCAACTTTACCTGGCGACGCGCTGCTTCCACAGCTTTCTGCGTGTCTACCGTATGCCGCTCTTCAATCTGGGAAATGGAATCTTGAGCTGCCTTTAACGCAGCCGCGGTTTTCCGGGATTCTCCTCGCAGGTTTTCAAGTTCTGCGTGTAGCCGTTTGTTTTGCTCTTTGACGATTGGCAGCACAGCTTCGCCACGCTCGATGTAAACGTCAGCATCGACAAAACGCTCAGGGTCGCCGCGGAAGCGGGACGGAGGAATCCAGCCCATTTTCTCCGCAGCTTGCTGCACCTCAGCTGGTGCAACGCTTTCTACGCTTGCAATATTTTCATCAGCCATGCTCAGTCTCCTCGTGCGTGATAGCACAGAATATATCTCGGTCGTTTACCAAACGGTAGATGATTCCATCTGCCGGCCCTTTTGCCATGAAACCTGCAAACTTTGTCACCAGTACGCGATCGCCGATAACTGCTCGCGGAGTCGGTTCATCATGCCAGGCGCTAGGCCCAACAGCAACAACTACAGCACGGTTATCCACCATGCTTAAGCGTCCTTGAACAGACTCTGGTAACACTATCTGAGCTCCTCTGCGTTCAGGTTCGTAAAGTTTAATCAGTACCGCCACTCCGCGTGGTTCCAGGCCCGATGTGTTTATCACCTCTGTCATCTAACTCTCCTATGTATTGCTCATAATCTAGGTCTTGAACAAAAGCATAGCCTTTGCAAGTACCAATATTCCCCACGTTAGTCAGAGCCATTGCGCGCTCGTCGTAATCGGTGAAGGATCCGCCTTCCCAAGCATGCCGCATTTCATCGCGTTTCTTGGCAAGGATTTCCATCACTGCCAGTGTTACTGGATGTGACTTCCATTCTTCGAACTCGTGTTCAGTTATAGCTCGTGTCATTTCTTAGCTTTCTCTTGGGCAGTTGCAAGTCCTTGGATTCCAATATGATGGGCTGATTGTATTTTAGCCGCGGAAAGCAGGTGCTCGATTCTGGTGTTGATGTGCTCGTTCTCTGCGCGGACGCGCGCAATCTCCGCGTTGATAATAGCGACTTGAGCGTAAGCTTGTTCGGTCTGCGCGTTGGCAGCTTCGTTTTGGGCTTTTGCCATAAGTTCTATTATCTTCGCATTGTTCATACGCTTTTCTTCTTCCAGCGTAATCGCAAATTGTTGCATCTGGGCTTGCAAAGCAAGTTGCTGCTCTTGCAGACGGCCCTGGATCTTGGTTTCCTCGATCTGGAGCTTGGGGTCTTTTGCCGGAGGCTGGCCCTGAGTGCCCGGAAATACCGCAGGAATTCCATCGATGCGCAAAGCCTTGAGGTAACGTACTTCCACGGCGTCGCGATTGTAGCCGGGAGTCGTCATAGCAGCTTGCTTCAGCGCACCAGCCATCTGCAAGCGCATAGAATCGCTGGTTACGTTTGGATCTGCAACCGGAGATATTTTATCCGTACTGCCTTGGTAGTCAGCACGAGTAGCCCCACCGGGCTGAGGTACGTCAAGCGGCAAGAACATTCCGTTGAGCTTAAATAGCTTGGAAAATTCTTCCTTAGATGAACGCCATATACGTTTAAAGATTGCTGTGTAAATTTTCTGGCCCATCTCTACCATGGTCTGTGTAGTCTGAGCCGGGGTGTTCTGGCCTGGGTTTTCACCTACGGTGATATCGGTAGTTCCGCTGACCCGAGAGGTATAGTTAATCAGCAAGCTAAGCAGCTGGAACAGTACGTCAGAAGGGGCGTTAATTGGAAGCGGGTAGATAGACTTACGCAAGTCATCCCCAGTAGAGTCTACGCGTTTCCACTCAAACGGAGCAATTGTGTAGACGCCCCCGCGAATCTTAGCACCACGGCCCAAGAAACCACCGCCGGTAGTCTGCATAGTCCCCGCATCAAGCAGCATATTTACCAGAGAGTTAACGGCTTCGTTAAGTGGCCCAAGGAAAACACCGAATCCAATATCGTAGATGCCGCCATCTGGACTTGGAATAAAGGTCTTTTTGGTAAAATACTCCATTGCGTTAATGCGGATAATCTTGCCTTTATGCGGCCCGCTAGCAACGCGTTCAATGTCGCTTTCTCGGTCGAAGCGAGTTACAATACGGACTACGTATTTGGAAGTCGACTCAAAAGTAATAATGTAGGGCTCGGCGTAACCATCTCCGTCTAAGTCCATGTTACAATGCTGCTCGAGGAACAGTAAAGCTGTAGTTTCATCGGGCGGCGGGGGAATTAATCCCTGGCGGTTGTCCTGATTAACTCGCTGCAGTGTAGAAATTGTCGGCGACGGAGCGTGCATATACCAAGGCTGCTCAAGCACATCGCAGAAAACGCCACGCATGACTTTTTCGTAAACTTCGTTACGAAACATTGGGAGCTTGTGGGTCTTGCGGGGAGAATCCTCGACGGACTTGCTCCAGTAATCTAGCACCAAGTCTTTAGCAAGCACAAGTTCACTGACGTTGTGGCCGAGTGAAGCAGAATAGTAAGATTTCTTAAAATTCGTACCGATAATACTGAGGTTTAAGATTGCTTTGTCTTCTTGCTCTTCCCAAGTCTTATCTTGGTACAGCAATTGCCAGCTCATGTGCGTAGAAACACGGTCAGCATGAGCAGTTTGCTCCCCTTGCGGGTCATCGCCAAAAACTGTGCACTTGACAATGTCAGTTCCGTTAACAATTGCAGGGTAAGCGCGGGCGTGAAACTGCATTGCGGCAATAGTTACCAGCGGAAACGCTACGTTACTGCAACCAGGCCACGGAAAAGTCTTGTCTTTCTGGATCTGCAACGCTAAGTCCATTCCGGATTCGTTACGCTTCATCCAGATAGACCGAGAATACTCGTCTCGCGTGTAACCTGCGTGGCATTCTTCCCCAATTCTCCGCAGATCGTTGGGGTCAAACAAATCACAAAGGTTAGGCGAGCCTATTGCCTTGGCATTTAGAGTAATAGGCTTGTCAAGATTAAGCATTTAATATCCTGTTACCGCAGAACGGCCGTCAGCACCCGCGCGCGGCCGGTTCCAAAAACCTTTTTCCATTTCCCACTCGTCTTCGGTAAAGAAATCCTCAGGTTCTACGTGAGTAAGATCGTCGAAGCCGCGGCTAAGTAAAGCTGCTGCGTCGAATTGATCGTCAAGGGTAGCTTGGGCAGTGCCGGTAAAGCGTAAGTTTTCCTGCTCAAAGTCCGCGTACCATTCTGCACGCTTGTTAAAGCGACACTGGCCAGCTCGCATACGACGCTGGTAAGAGCGGCCACGCGTTCCTTTATCTTTAACGGGCAGGATAGCTTCAAAGTTAATGCGTAGATCCCGCACTTGCATTTCGCGATAAATCATGGACTTGACAGACTTCCAGATCACGCCATCCTCAACCCAGAAGACTTCAGGGTTGTACTGTCGCTGAATATCAAACATCTCCTCAATCCATTCGGTTGGATCCCAGCGGCCCTTCCGAACATCAATGAAGTGCAAGATGTTATTAACATCCTTTCCGCCGATTACAAAAGCAGTACGGTTAGCTTTGTCCGCGCGAGATACTGCAAAATCGGCAGCCACACAAACAATCTTATCCGTTTCATAGTCATCATTTGACATATGCTTGAAATCGGCTTGCTTAAGAAATGCGTCTGAGTGATCAAGGGGGTTGTTTAAGAACTCTTGCGAGTAACCCGCAGAATCACCGTCCTCAATAAATTCTTGCCGACGCGCACGAAGGTGCGCTTCAGTCCAGCGCTCGGGCCAAAGCATTCCGGAGAAATCATCAAAGCTTGCGTGAGCAGAGTAAAATAAATGCTGCCAAGTGCGGTTTTTCCGCAAGCGAGAAAGTAGAGAATCGTCGTGCAAGATTGTACCGTGTACACGGATCTTGCCGGATTTACTCAAAGCTTGCTTGGCGGCACGAAAAAACCAAATACGAAACTTACGGCGGCGATCCGCGTTTTCTACCTGCTCGTCGTCTTCCATGTCATCGCAGACAAGAAGATTAGGACGTTTACCTTTCCACAAGCGGCCGCGGATACGTTGCTCAGCGCCGCGAGCTAAAATGCGAAACTTGTGCCCGTCAGACATTTCTACAATGACGTCAGTAGTAGCTGTACGGTGAAACTTCTTAATTCCAAACTCGCGAATTAAGTCTTCGTTTTCGGACAGTTCTTCTGTGATGTTGCCAAGTTGTTCTGCTGCGCCGTCTTCTGTAGAACCGACTAGGATCACGTAATCGCTGGAACGAAAAAGAACTTCCGCTAGAATATAAACCATGGAAAGCGCGCTGGACTTTGCGTGATCTCGCGGAGCGATAACCATTGCAGAAGTTGCGTCAGACGTATACAGCTTCCACGCTTCCCGATGAAAGAAAGGCGTAGGGCATAACTGATCATACTTTGGCGAGATAAACGTCCCGCCAAAGGATTCAATTAAGTCTGCACTAAGCTGTACTTTGCTCACGTTCCGGTAGCCTTTACAGTTAAGTATCCGTCAAGCACAAAGGTCTTGCTAGCGCTGGTTGTGATAACACAAGTAAGAATGTAGGTTACGCCAACCACTCCGCCTGTTATAGTCTGTGTTACTTGGGCGCCGCTGCTCGTCGCGCCGCCGCTAATAATCGAGCTGGGGGACGCGTCCGTCCCAGAATAGACAGTTGCTGTAACGCTCGCGCTTGAGATGGTTTCACCGACGGCAAGGTACTGGGCGAAGTCGAAGACCGCGTAGAAGTTAGTGCTGGAGATTTTCGCATTAAAGATGCTCCGGTAACTCATAAGGTGAAATCCCCTACCACCCCAACATGGGCGTCCGATGCGCAAGCGCGAACGCTATGGCGAGTGGAGGGGATAGATAATTCATGCTTGAACACGAAAGACGCTGCGTCATTAGCGACTTGAGTATTACTAGTTGGATTGTGCGCTAGGTACTCGTATAACTCTAGCACTGTAAGTGCCTGCAAAAAGAGCTCAAAACGATGCGCCATTTCAGCTGTAACAAATCCATACATTGCAATACGTTGCCAGGAATCACAACCAGTCCGCGATGACGCACATTGGCCTTTACGATGCTGAATCAAGCGTAAAGCAGGATTAAAGCTCATACCGATATATACATCTCCCAGTGTATTTTCCAGCACGTAAGTCCAGCAAAGACGCTCCGTAGAAGTGACTTTGCCCGACAGTCCAACTAACTCTGGAATAAGATGCAACATATTTATTAGCGATTAACCGCACACAGTGCGGAACAGCCGGGAACACTTCCGCCGGAGAAAGCAAGCCAACGCGAAGAAAACAGCCGGCTTAACAGAGAAATACCAAACAACCGGGGAGAAGGCACTTCCGCCGGCAAGGAAACAGCCTTTCTGGGGAAGGCCGAACAGCCGGGGACAAACAGCCAAACAGCCAACAGCCGGGGGCAGGTTCATTTCTTGTTCCTCGCGGAGATGGCTGCGGCTTTGGCTTTAGCGTCGGCCTTGCTGGAAGCGCCCCAGGCCTGGAGGGATAGAAGCAGGCGGGTCGGCTTGCCGTCCTTGCGTTCGGGGCCTGGCATGCTGCCCATGCGAGCAAGAAAGGAAGCGCGGCGTGGGTTGTCGCCGGACTTGACAGGCGCCTTGAGCGTCCCGCCAGTCTCGGCGTGGTACGATGCTCTGCCGGCGGCATTGAGCCCGCCCTTCGGGTTCTTGCCAGCCTTGGTTTGCCAGGCGGGAGATTTCATTTCTTAGACTTCATGTGCGTTGCGGTACGCTGGCCACGCTTCGGCAACCCGGCGGTACGCAGGGCTATTGCTACGGCCTGCTTTTGAGGCCGCCCCGACTTTATCTCCGTGCGAATGTTCGCAGAGATTGTCTTCTTCGAAGAGCCTTTGGCGAGTGGCATGGCGGCTTAACACCCACCCGCAAGGGTAAAGTGCATCCGCATCGGCACAGCATCCGTGGGGGCGAACTGGTTCTGCTGGGCCGCCGTCTTCAGTGGCACCAGGTTGCGATCCACAAACTTTCCGCCTTCGTCACTGCCCATAGGCCAGCTGACCGTGTGGCAGGACAGAGTCTTACCGACTTTACAAACCGCCGGCTTACCGCCGAACGTGCGCTTAGGACTAGACATTTATCACTTCTCCTTGACTATGCGTCACGCGGACGCGGGATTGCAGTTCAATCAACCTATTCGCAAGCTGGGCTAGGTGATCCTGGCCGGGCGGGGCCGGCGGCGCATTGCCTCCAACTCCCATCGCCTTCGCCCCTAGCTCCACCGCCTTCAACACCACGTTATCCGAAACCGCCGGGGCCTCAAGCTTCTGCTTTAACCGCTCCAGCGACAACAGCGTGATTCCGCGAAACCGCTCTTCCACTGTCGCCACTAGCACGGGGTCACAAATCTCCGCGCGGCGGGCGGCCATGGCACTCTGCCAAGCGTCCGAGGCCATCACGTTACTCACCCACCCCACCGAGTACCCATACCGCGACGCCAGGTGGTTCTGAGTAATCCCGGGATTCGCTATGATATAATCAATCATATCCTTATGCGAGTACCCTACCTTCGCCACGTTCCCCATCGTCGGGGCAGTTTCCCTTAGCTCACTCATCCTATCTCTCCTTCGCGGGGGTCGGCGGCAATCACCACTAACATCTATCCCTCACCCCTGTTAGACCGCTAACTCTCCGCGAAGTTCCGCCGGGCTGGAAAGTAAAAAAATTTTAGAAAAAAAGGAGGGGCCTCTTCGCGTGGATTATGAAAGGATATTTCGCGCGATCTTTCACAGCACCTAAACTATTCCAAGGTGCATTTGTGTTTTGCGCGCGAATCTTTTTTTTGCCCCCCACCCGGTCAATCGCAGGCAAATCGGTCAATGGACTGTGGCGCCGGCGCAACTGTGGCGCGGAAGCAACGGGGAAGAGGCTGGTGTTTTCATACCACTGTCCGATGATGGGCTGGCAGGATTGTTGCGCTGCACCATTGTATACAGTGTACAATCATACGCGTGGCTGTTGCATGGTGGAGCTGTGGTGAAAATACAACGTAAAATACCTGAAAATAATTGGAACCAATTGGGGAATGAGCTGTCTGATACATACCGATACACGATATCGGGGTTTTTTGGAAAAGAGGCGTATTATGAAAAAAGTTATTAATACCGCGGCGCAAGCCGTTACTTTCACGTTCGAGGGTCTTGCACCAGTTACCTTGGCCATGGCTGATGTTACTCCAACCAATGCTACCCATGCTATGCTGCATGGTTTCGCAGCAAGAATCGGCGACAATGCAGCAATACAGAAGTGCGCTGAAAATAATTTCACAGTCACCGAGGCCATGCGCCGCGAGGCCGTGCTCGAGTTGGTCAACCATTATACATCAGGTAGCACGGACTGGAACCTGAAGGCAGCTGAGCGCAAGCCAACCCAGAATCCTACTATTCTGGCAATCGCAGCCAAGATGGGGTTAACATATACCGAGGCAGAAGCGGAGATCCAGAGACGGATGCTCGCAGAACTGGCGTAACGCAAGTACCAGCCAAGGTCACGTGACAGGTGACCTTACCGGGTATTTTCCCGAACACGAAACGAGGCTCAGAATGAATTTAATCTTAGGTGTTATTGGATCAGCTTGTGTGACTATGGCCTTGGGCCAGCTCGTGCCAGAAGGAATGTGGCTGTGGCTGGGGTTGCTGGTTTATGGTTGCTGTACTCTGACGATAGCCTTGGTTTGGGAGCTGTAAAGTTTCCCCAAAAAAGGGGCTGGGAAAACTCGCTTGGGTTATGGAGACATAATCCGCGCGGGTTTCTTCCTCTGTCTGTCTGCCTCCACCTAGCTCCATCTGCCTAGCTGCTCTCTATCATAGGCCCCTAAATCGTACAGGGGATAGTTCGAGCGTATTAAGGATATATTGTATACAATTTTTTTTTATGTCTCTAAAATACCACAGTGGCTTTTACACAACAGCCTCGGGGATTTAACCGCCTATGCGAGAGAGAAGCTAGGCAGGTGGAGCGTGGAGGAGGGTGATTGATTGAGACAGACAGACAGGGATAGATTGAGCTAGAATTACTGTGGAACTTTATTATCAGTCCGTGGTCTAATGGAGGTAAGGTGGACTGGCTGCCTTGCCTGAATGGACAAAGGAGTAGAGATTATGGGAAGAGTACTAACGCCGACTGCGGTCGGGGAAGTTTATCGGATGAGGGAGCAGCTGGATGAATGGGGAGAGCCGAAGTGGAGTGCAGCGCACATCGCGACCCAGCTGGGGGTGAGTGAAGCGACAGTCTGGCGGGTGCTGAAGAAACGTGCAGCTTATGGGAAGAAAGGGAGTTCAGCGGGGCAAGAGGAAGCAAGGTTTGACGCGATGCTTAATAATACGCTGGGAGTAGGGGAGCAGAGTCGTCCGGATCTTGATCGACGGGCAGAGGAGAGTCTGGCAAGGATGCTTGCGAAGGTCGGGGAAGGCGCTTCGCCGCCGAAACCAGCGTTGTCCCCGGAAGCGCAAGCGCGGTATGAACTGCTAAGGAGTCCACTTGATGAGTAAGCTTAACGGAACGGATAGCGAGCATGAAGGGCTGGAGGATCTGCCCAAGGCGCTTCGCGGCCCAGCGAAGACGCACGGGAGGCGAATGGTCGCGCTAGTGTATGGAGCAGGGATGTGCTCGGAGGCCACAGCGACCTTGGCGAGGAAAGCGCAGGCACGGCAGGACGGAGAGGCTATGGATGCTCTGCGAGTGCTTAGTCAGACGTTCAACCAAGTCAGCACTGCGTACTGTAAGGAGCAAGGCTGGACGGAGGCAGAGCTGGCGATGTGTGATAGGGATATTATGGTAAGCTTCGCCGGGGAGGTTCTGCAGGGGCAGTCCGGGCGGATAATCCTGTCGCAATAACTGTGGAACTTCGGCGGACAGTTCCGGTCTAATGTATATCGGCGAATGATCTGCCGCCGACTTTGCAGATCGACTTGGAAAGCAAATATGTTTGAAGTAATTTGGAGTATGTTTAGCAACGCTTACATTGTTAGACCTGTTAACAGTTACAGTACTGTTAAACCTATGTTTATTGGCACTGATAGTGAGTGCAATGGCTGGATAACTAAAAATATTACTGGTTATGAGTCTCTCTCCCAAGCAAGAGCAAACCTGGGCTAGGAAAGTCCTGGCAGCTTACTCCTCCCGCATCGCAGCGTACCGGAAGCTCTGGTCAGGAATTCCTCCTGATCGGGCAGCTCACCTCAACGCCTGGGCAGCAGCGCGCAAGGAGTTTCCGCGTGAGCAGGAACGTGGTTAGTGGTGAAAATACAACAAATTTCTTGGGAACTAATCCCGGAAGTCCGTGTCTAACATATGTTGACGCATGATGCGCCAGCGATTACAGAAAGGCTCAATATGAAAGCAGATATGAAACGCAAGCTGGAAGCGGTCTTGTCAATCCTTGATCTCCAGCACAAGCAGATGGAAACCTTGGTCGCTGACCAGCAAGAATTTGTCGATGACTGCCCAGACTCCCGGAGTGAGGAGAAAATCCAGGAAGCTGACGAGCTGCTGGAATGCCTCGAGGAAGCTCGCGACATCATCGAGGCGGCTCGAGACGCAGTTGAAGCTTGCCTGCCTGAGTAGCCCTTACCGCGGAGGGGAGCGCGTCTCCCTTCCCCAGTAGGGGCTCCCTGCTACCGGAATCCGCAGTCGCCGGCTCAAAGGACTGCTGTAATCGGAGAGAGAAAATGGCTACAGAAAGCAAGACAGAGTACAGTGAAGTTACAATGACTGACGGACGCAAGGTCTCCTTCGCCGGCAAGCGTAAAGTGAACAAAGAAACGCTGGTCGACGACAGCGGCATCGTTATCGAAGACGGTGTTATGCAGATCACTGCTGGCGCTGTCAGCATTCGCATGGACTTCCGCAACGGGGAGACTCGGACAATCCCGCTGCCTCTGGCACTCCTCGCTCGCTTTGCCGGGCATGGGGCAGAGCAGAAGTTCGGCGATGAACTCGCTACGTCAGCAAACAAGCCCCTAAGCGAAGACGATATGGTGCTGGCCATTGACGACCTGAACGCGCTCGTCCAGTCCAACAAGTGGGGTGCTGGTCGTGCTGCCTCCGGCGGCGGCGTCTCCGGCGCTTCTGTCGTAGTCCAGGCGATCTGCGAGGCCACCGGCAAAGACGTTGCGACGGTCAAGGCCTACCTGCAAAAGAAACTCGACGCAGACTCGGCACTCACCCGCCGTGCCTTGTACGATTCCTTCCGCGTGGCCGGAACCAAGACTGGCGTCATCATCAAGCGCATGGAAGATGCCAAGCTGGCCAAAGTCGCCAAGGTTGACGCAGACGCTGAGCTGGCTCTGTTCTAACCCCAGCTGGTCTAGCAAACCCTTGTGGGCCTTCAGTGGCCCATAGGCACTAGGAAGGGTGGTCACATCCTCCGACTCGGCAAGATGACTTGAGCCTCGCTTGCTGGGGGCATCGGGAGGCGGGACTATAAAGCTCGCCTCCCCGGTGTTTTTTCCAAGGCTCAACCCAAGGCTCAACCTATGACAATTCAAGAATTTCACCAGCTCTGCTCTCGGCATGACTGGAACTACCAATACAGCGATGACCATTCTGTCTGGAAGCGCAGCCAGGGAATCGCTGCCGCGCTCTCCCAAGCTGCCTCCGCCGATCCCGCTTGCGCGTTGCTGCTCAAGTCCTGGCGGCTCTTCCGCAGCGGTGAAGGCCCACGTCCGGAGCTGGAAAAAGAATCCGCATAACTGTGGAACTAATGGTAAAAGTTCGTGTCTAATCAATGCGGATTATGATTGTATAATCCGCGCAAACTGAGGCTCACTCATGGAAACTTCCCTAGACGATCTATTCAGCGAAGCTATCGCTGCGATTCGCGCAGCCACGCCAGCTTCCGCAGCGGCTCCTTCCAGCTGGTATCGCTCCCGCGGTATCGCTCTCATCCACTCCGACACCCAGGCGCTGCTTGGTAACTTCACCGAGTACTTGCATCGTGGTCAGCCGGGTTCTCGCCGGCTCGTCCGAGAAGATCCTCCCATGCCAGTCGAAGCCACCGAGACCCTCTGCGGTAGCTGGTGGACTGGCCAGGACGTAGCACCAACTTCCAAGCGAGCGTGGCACGAGTCTCGCCTCACCACGCTCCCCCTCGAGTTCCGCACTCTCGGCGTCGCCTCCCCTTCTGCTGCAGTCTACGCAGTCTTCGGCGAAGGGCACCTGGATCGCGTTGAACTCGCCGCCGACACGCTCTTCGCTCGCCCCGGCAGCTCCCTCACGGAACTCGTCATCCTCCCCGCGAAGACCGATATCCTCCGCGATCTCTCCCGCGCAACCATCACGCTCCTCCTCACCCAGCTAGGCCAACCACTATGATTCGCATATTCGTCAGACCCCGTGCATCCCTTGACTGGGATGACCCTTGGACTTCCGTCACCGTGGAGGGAGAGGACGAGGAGGCAGCAATGCAAGCTATCCTTGCTAACGTCCGCGCTAGCTTCGAACTCGCTGCTGCCGATGAAGACGGAGATCTTCTCCTGGGAGCCTACGATGACTAAGACCAAGTCTATCATACCTTCGCAACAGCTTAACGTGGCACTCCCCTTGCCTCTCTACGCCCAGCTTACTTCGCATCTGTACTCCGAGCTGGAAGGCCGCGTGCCTCACGGCGGATACTCTCGCTTCCTGATCGACCTGCTTCGCGGGTACTTTACCGCCGAGCAATTCGATCTCGCTCCTTTCACCAACACCCAGCCGGGCGCGTTCACAGTCGCCGGCTCCCCCGAGGCAGTCAAGGCACTACGCACCTTGCTGAGCGCAAATGAGTAATCCTATCCCGCTAGAACTTCAGTCCAAGATCGCATCCTGGCGCCTTCGTGCCGCCGAGGGCACACTCACCCTTGAGGAGATGAAAGAGGGCGTGATATTCCTCCGCGCAGGTCGCCTCGGCGCTGCCTCCGCTGCTGCGGCTGCCAAGCGCGTACCGTCCAAGAAATCCGCTGCGCCAAGCCAAGACGCCATGCTCGACGAGCTAGATGATCTGTAACCGAATCTGTTGTGGGTGCAGTTTCACCCTCGAGTCTAGGAGAAGATGATGGAAGTTGAAATCAAGGGCTTTATCGTAGCCTACTTTAGTAAGTACGGAGACAGTGCGACTGTTCCGTCCAACTACAGTTTTATGACTTACGTACCAGAAAGCGCGCAATGGGTGAAGGTCTGCGAGCATTCACACATAGTGGAGTTCGAGGTTCCTGATAACTGGATTCCAGCGCGCGTAGAGGTAATGCGAGCAGCGCAAGCAAAGGCGCGAGTCGAAGCCGAAGAGACCGTGGTAGAAATCGAGGAGGAACTGCAGAAGCTCCTCTGCCTGGAGAGCTCCATATGACCCGCCAGCGCCCACCCTTTCCGGCAGTCCTTGACTCCACCACTATGGCGGCGTTTAAGTCTTGCCCTCAGAAAGCCTACCTCGAGTTCATGCAGCACTGGAAACTCCGTGACCAGTCTGTCCATCTCCACGCCGGAGCTGCCTACGCAACCGGGATTGAGAAGGCTCGGGTAGCTTACTACATCGACGGGAGGTCGCCGGAAGACTCCCTTGCCCTGGGTCTCAAGGCCCTGCTGACCGCCTACGGAGACTTCGAGTGTCCCCCAGATTCCGCGAAGTCTGCCGAGCGTACTGCCGGGGCGCTGGAGTACTACTTCTCCCAGTACCGTCTCGGGGAGGACAAGGCGATCCCTATGACCTTGCCCGGCGGTAAGCGCGGAATAGAGTTCTCCTTCCTCGAGCCACTCGATCTGGCTCACCCAGTAACCGGAGATCCAATGCTGTATTCAGGCCGCATGGATATGATGTGCGAATACGAAGGGATGCACCTTGGAGAAGATGACAAAACTACATCGCAGCTTGGAGCAAGCTGGCCTCGTCAATGGGATCTACGTAGCCAATTCACTGGTTATGTCTGGGGCGCCGCCCGAGCTGGCATTAAGCTTGATGGATTCCTTGTGCGAGGAGTATCAATACTTAAAACCAAGTACGACACCCTCCAAGCCATCACCTACCGCCCCCAGTGGCTCATCGACCGCTGGTACGAGCAGCTCATCCGAGACGCCAAGCGAATGATCCAGGCATGGGAGTCCGGGTACTGGGACTGGAACCTTGATCACGCTTGCGCGGAGTACGGCGGCTGCCCATTCAAGTCCGTCTGCCAAATGCGCGACCCTACTCCGCTGCTTGAGCAACAGTTCCAGCGCCGACGCTGGGATCCAGTCGCTCGGACTGAAACAGTACAGGTAGACTAGTGCCTGCTGGGTACATAATCGCAGAGGAGACCTACCTCGGCACGTTCCGCTATGCTTCCCAAGCAGCGGACAGCTGGGGTTGGCCTTCTCGCGCGTACTTCTGCGCCACCTGCGGGGAGATCTGGGCACGAACAATCCTCCAAGACGCCAAGGGCAACCCGCGTAACTTCCGGGTCGCCGAGGTCTCCTGCCGCAAGCATCGCGATCCCTGGAATGTCCCAGGTTCTCTGCTCACTGGCGAACTCATTTACAATCTCGACGAGCTGTCTTACGACTGCATCAAGCGCGAGTTGGACGTACATTTAGCTTACTTCGAAAGTCTCTTATGACCACTATCACACCAGCATCCCTGGTTACTAAAGACAAGCAGGTACTTGTCGGCCCGAAAATCTGCCTCATGGGGTTAGGCGGAACGGGCAAAACCTACGCCATCGGTACGCTCTGCGACTGGGCAGACAAGAACGGATTCGAAGTCGCCGTGCTGTTCACCGAGAACGGACTTGAGACCCTCCTTGGCTACTTTCGCGACAAGGGCAAAGAACCTCCGGCGTGTGTCTACTGGCACCAGCAAGGGACTCGGCCTATCTCCCTCAAGTCCCTCATGGCTACCGCCGACAACGTAGGCAAGCTGTCCTACGAAGCCCTGGCCAAGTCAGTCGATGGCAACCGCGGCGGAGACAACAATGCGTTCTGGAAAATCCTCCAGTCCTGCAGCAACTTCAAAGACGACCGGACAGGCAAGGAGCTCGGCCCTATCGACGCGTTCTCTTCCCGCAGGATCTTCGTCATGGACTCCCTCACCGAAACCAGTAACGCCGCCATGAAAATGCAGATCGGCTCTCGCCCGATGGCCAGCCCCGGCGACTACGGTGTAGCCCAAAACAACCTGATGAACTTCCTCCGCCTCTGCACCCAGGGGATGGAGTGTCCGTTTGTCATGACTGCTCACGTAGACCGCGAGACCGACTCAATCACCCAGTCCACCAAGGTCATGATTAAGGCTATCGGCAAGGCCCTAGCGACCGAGATCCCCACGCTGTTCAGCGATATCATCTACACTACTCGCGACGGTGCGCAGTTCTGGTGGGACACTGCCGCTTACGGAGTGGACACCAAGACGCGCTCGCTCGGCTACCGCAGCAAGATCACCCCCGACTTCGCGCAGGTAATGGATATCTGGGCCAAGCGCTCTGGAGGTGTGTGATGACTAAGCGTTCTTTCACCACCCTCACCCTAGCTGTCAAAGTCACCCAACCTCCCGGCCTGTCGCAGAAGGAAGTCGTAGCCTGGATTCTCGGCGCGATGAAGCAGCCTGGCCCTCTCTCCTCCTTCGCCAATGGTACGCAAGTCAAGATCATCGGCAAGGAAACAATGTATCTCTAGTCAGATGCGAGAAGGGGACTGCGCCAAGTGTCCCCAGTTAACCACACAGGAGTTACTCATATGAGTACAAGTCAGTTCGATCCCAGCGTGTTCCTCGACGCGCAAGTTACCGAAGTCAACGAGAAGCGCCCCCCGCTTCCCACGGAGAACCCCGACCATGCTAACGGCTTGTACCTCGCAGTCATCGGCGAGATCACTACCGGCTCTGGCACAATCAGCAAGGGCGATAATGCTGGCAAGCCTTGGGTCTCCATGATTATCCCGCTGCGTGTGCAGGTTCCCCCGTCCGTCCAGGGTCTCGGTATTCCTCCCGAAGTCACCCTCAGCGACCGGGCGTTTCTCGACCTGACCGCACAGGGCGCACTGGACAATTCCAAGGGCAAGAATCGGCGGCAGAAAGACTACCGGGAAGCCACCGGAACCAACGTCGCAGGCATTCCCTGGGCCTGGCGCCAGCTGCAAGGTAAGACCGTCATGGTCAAGGTGCAGCATGAACTCTACAATGAGTCCATCCAGGAACGCGTAGGCGCCATCTTGCCGAGCTGATCTCCCAGGCTAGGGCGGCGGGTACTTCGGTGCTCGTCCCCTTTTTCTTTTTTCTTAGGACTTTCATGAAACTCATCCACGTAGACGCAATCAAGATCGCGGCAGATCGCCAACGCAAGGTATTTGAGGAAGGCAAGCTACGCGAGTTCTCCGAGGTGCTGCAGGCCCAAGGGCTTCTCCACCCTATCATCTTGCGGATAGTCGGCGACGATTACTACCTAGTCGCCGGCGAGCGTCGCCTCCGAGCAGTCAAGGACATATACGCCCTAGGCGGGGAGATCATGCACGATGGCGAGCGCGTCCGTGCGAACAGCATCCCTTACACTCTCCTCAGCGACCTTGACCCCCTGGCGGCAGAGGAAGCTGAACTTTCCGAGAACATCCATCGTGAAAACCTTACATGGCAGGAGCGCGCAGCCGCCCATGCTCGCCTCAACACACTTCGTACCGCTCAGGCAGTCCAGCGGGGAGCACCACCGCCTACTACAGCTGACATCTCGCTTGAGGTTCGCGGGAGCTCCGAAGGTATCCATCAAGAAAACACTCGCCGGGAACTTATCGTTGCAGGTCACCTGGACAATCCCGCCATCAAAGCAGCGAAAACCGTCGATGAAGCTTTTAAGATCCTCCGCAAGGAAGAGACAGCTATAAAGCACCGGGAGCTCGGAGCGTCGGTCGGCAAGACCTTCACTGCCGATATGCACCAAGCAGTCCACGCCGACTCAATCAACTGGATGGATGACTGCCCCGCTGACAGTTTCGATTGCATCATTACCGATCCGCCCTACGGCATGGGTGCAGATGAGTTCGGAGACTCAGGTGGCCTAGCCGCCGGCGCTCACGGTTACGAGGACAACTACGAAACTTTCATGCGTTGCGCTACCGCCCTGGCATTCAAGGGCTACCGCATCGCCAAGCCGCAAGCGCATCTCTACTGTTTCTGCGACTTCGACAAGTTCTCCCAGCTCAAATCCCTGATGGTCGAGGCCGGCTGGAACGTCTTCCGTACTCCGCTTATCTGGTACAAGAAGTCCGGTATGCGCGCACCCTGGCCCGAGCAAGGCCCGCAGCGTAAGTACGAGATTCTTCTCTACGCCGTCAAGGGTAAGCGACCGATCCTCAAGATGCTCGGGGACGTCCTTGACTATCCACCCGACAGCAACCTCGGCCACGCCGCGCAGAAACCTGTGGCGCTCTTCGAAGACTTGCTTCGCCGATCCATCCTCCCGGGCCAAGCTGTCCTTGACCCATTCTGTGGCAGCGGGCCTGTCTTCCCCGCTGCCCATGCAATGAAAGCCCGAGCAACTGGCATCGAGATGGATCAGTCCAGCTACGGCATCGCTTGCAAGCGGATCGCGGATCTTCGCGCTCAGCTAGAACTTGACTTGTCGATTGGACTCTGATGCGAGTAAAAGGCGAAGGCCCTATCCCTACTCGCGTGATGATCGTCGGGGAGTTCCCTGCCGAGCGTGACCGCCAGCCCTTCGACGGAGCCTCCGGCATGGAGCTTAACCGGATGCTCCACGAAGTCGGCGTGATGCGTTCGGAGTGCTACACCACCTACGTCTGCAAGGAGCGTCCCCCGCTAGGCCAGCTGTCTACCTGGATCGCCCTGAAAAAGAAAGACATATCCGCCCATCACTCGCTGCTCAAAGACAAGTACTGCACCTACCACATCCACGAGGGCTATGCAGAGCTTCTTACGGAAATCCAGATGGTGCAGCCGAACATTATCCTAGCCATGGGCAACCTAGCACTCTGGGCCCTCACAGGTCACTGGGGTGTGCTCAAGTGGCGCGGGTCACTCCTATCAACCTCCGACGGCATCAAGGTCATCCCAACCCTCACCCCCGGCGCAGTCATTCGCGAGTGGAACCAGCGGGCAGTTGTCCTTTCCGATCTCCGCCGCCTCAAGCGTCACATGACTTCCCGCGTCTACGATAACAAGCCAACCTGGAACTTTATCGTCCGCCCGACATTCCCGCAAGCACTCACTTGCCTCCAGGCCCTGCACTCCGACGCTACCGCATTCGCCGAGACGGTCTGGATTGACTTCGATATCGAGACGCGCGGAGGGCATATAGACTGCATCGGCCTCAGCTGGTCGCGCCAGGACGCTCTGTGCATCCCCCTGATGGCGCGCGGCAAGCCCGAGGGCTACTGGTCTGCCGATGAGGAGTCTCAGATTGTCTTTGCAATCTACCGCTTGCTTACTCATCGAAACGTCAAAGTACGCTGGCAAAACGGCCTCTACGACGCGCAGTATGTCTACCGCCATTGGCACTTTATCCCGAACGGCGGCCAGGACACAATGATAACTCAGCACAGCGTCTTCTGCGCGCTGCCCAAGGGCCTGGCCTTCATCGCCTCCATGTACGCGGACTGGTACGTCTACTGGAAAGACGAAGGGAAGATTGCCTCGGACGTCCCGGAGGAGCAACGCTGGACTTACAACCTCCAAGACTGCGTATACACGCGAGAGTCCGGTGAAGTCCTCCAGCAAGTCGCTGAGTCCATGCACCTTGCTGAGGTTGACGTACACCAGCAAAAGCTTTTCTACCCCGTCCTGCGCGCCATGCTCCGCGGTGTCCGCATCCGCCACGAAGTCAAAAACCAGATGGCCCTTGATATCCAGGAAGAGCTCTCCCACCGCGAAGCCTTTCTCCACAACGTCTTAGGTCACTCAATCAATCCTGCCTCCCCCAAGCAGATGCAGACGCTCTTCTACGATGACCTCAAGCAACCCGTCATCTACAAGCGCGTCATCCTAGCCGGCAAGACCACGATGAACCCGACCTGTGATGACGAAGCCCTCAGCAAGATCGCGGCTAAGGAGCCTCTCGTCAAGCCTCTCTGCAACGCCATCGCAGACATTCGTACCCTCAACAAGTTCCTCGGCGACTTTGTCATGATGCCCCTAGACGACGACGGCAGGATGCGTTGTTCCTTCAACATAGCAGGAGATGCCGGTGGAAAATCTGCGCCGTATTCTTATCGACTTTCTTCGTCCAAGAACCCCTTCGGATCTGGCGGAAATCTCCAGACAATCCCTTCTGAAAAGAGTAAATCGTCCGGCAAGGCCGCAGCTCGAGGCTCTATGGACTTCACTCTCCCGAACATCCGCAGTATGTACGGCCCAGATCCAGGCTTCACTTTCTTCGACATGGATCTGGATAGGGCGGATCTTCAAGTAGTCGTACGCGAGGCCGCCGAACCGGACTGGATAGCCGCCATGCTCCAGGGTGTCGATATGCACTTGCTCAACGCGTACATCTTAGCTAAGAAGTCCCCGCCTCCCCTTGACGAGCTGGTGGAGTCCCACCCGAACTACCGCGACCACCGCGCTCCGCTCAAGCACGCTAGGGAATTCGCCAAGGTGTTTTGCCACGCTACCAACTACGGCGGGGGTGCAAAGACTGTTGCAGGTCACACTGGCCGCACGATCCACGAGATTGACGTTGCACAGAAGTACTGGTTCTCCGCGCACCCCGGCATTCGGGAGTGGCATACTCGCACCTTTGACCAGATTAATCGCCATCGCTTTGTCGAGAATCGCTGGGGCTATCGCTGGTACATTTTCGACAGACTCGAGGCGCTCCTCCCCGAAGCCCTTGCCTGGGTTCCCCAGTCTACTGTCGGCATCCTGATCAATCGGATCTGGACTTCTTTCTCTGAAAATGTCCCGGAAGTCCAGGTGCTTCTCCAAGTCCATGACTCCCTTGCTGGCCAGTTCCCTACTCACCGTTCCGCTACAATCCTGCCCCTCATGGAGAAACACTCCCGCATAGAGATCCCCTACGACCCGCCGCTGATCATCCCCACAGGCGTCAAGACTTCCGCTGTTTCCTGGGGAGATTGTGTATGACCCGCAACTACCCCGACTGGATTCCTCAGTATCTCCAGTACGCATCCGTCACCGAGGCACCGAAGCGTATGCACTTCTGGAGCGCCGTAGGCACAGTCGCCGGTTGCCTTCGCCGCAGGGTCTGGATTGACATGAAGCGATTCTGCTGGTACCCTTCTTTCTACATTATCTTCGTAGGGCCGCCCGGCATCATTGCCAAGTCTACTACCATCGACATATCAACTGACCTGCTTCGCCAAGTTCCCGGCATCAAGTTTGGCCCTAACGCCATCACCTGGCAGGCTCTCGTCACTGCCTTCGCGTCCGCCTCCGAATCCTTCGAGTACAATGCCGAGTGGCATCCTATGTCGCCGCTCACCCTAGTCGCCTCGGAACTCGGTTCGCTCCTCAACCTTCAAGACAAGGAGATGATAAACCTACTCATCGAGCTTTGGGACGGCAAGAAAACTTACGAGAAGATAACCAAAATGTCAGGGAACGATATCATCGAAGCGCCCTGGATCAACCTGCAAGCTGGCACTACCCCGCACTGGATTGCTGACAATATGCCCCAAGCTATGATCGGCGGCGGACTGTCCTCCCGCTGCATCTTTGTCTACGGCGACACCAAAGAACGCTACGTTGCCTACGTTGACGAGCAAGGAGGCGCTGGCGATACCGAGATGCGTGTTAAGCTTATCGAAGACCTCGAACGCATTGCCATGCTCACCGGCCCTTACACTATCTCCTCCGGCGCTCGCGAGTGGGGCCGCGCTTGGTACGAGAGGTTCTGGAAGGACGCTGCCTCCCGCATGGATGATCAGATGCTGGAAGGCTACGCCGCCCGCAAGCAAACCCATATGCACAAGGTCGCAATGGTGCTTTCCGCCTCCCGCTCTAGCTCTCTAATTCTGACCTCCGAAGACCTCCAGCTCGCCAACGAGATGCTAGAAGACCTGGAGAAAGATATGCACCGCGTCTTCTCTCGCATCGGTCGCACCGAAGACTCTATGCAAGCCGAGCGCTTCATCGACTTCGTCCGTCGCAAAGGCTCTGTCCCCTACCACGATGCTTACAAGATGATCCATATCTACTTTCCCGACTTTCGCGACTTCGAAGGCATTCTCTCCGGCGCAATCAACTCCGGCCAGCTCCGCATCATCAACACTGCAGCAGGTATTATGCTACAGGCAACCTCTCCCTAACTTGGATTTACTATGCGCGAATTACGATTTCATAAACCGCGTGGATTATACCACAGTTTCATCAACACCCTCCTTGCAATCGTTATTGCAGGAGTACTAAGCACTAGCTACCTGCTAGACTGGCCGGGGGAAGTCCGCGCTGCTCAAGCCGCTGCTGCCCAAGCCCAGGCACACCATCGCCTTGCAGAGAAGTGGGCGCAGTTAGAAGCCGACACACGGGCTATGTGCGGAGAAAATGCGGCCTGGGAATTACTACCCAACGGCCAAGTTCAATGTTACACTAAACACGGAAATAAAACGAAAGTGAGAATGCTATGACCGGATTCGATTCAAAGCGCAAGATGGCACTAGCCAAGCTGCCCGATGACAATGATGATGACACTCAGGTGGCCAAAACCCGCGCCAAGCACCGCTCCTTCAGGGATGTGGCCGCCACGGCCCATGCCAAGGGCCGCGACGAGGGGTATGCCAAGGCGGCCCAACAGTACGAGCAAGTTCAGGATCAGCTAATGCAGGGAATAAAACGACTGCATGCGCGCTTGGACGAGGGTATTTGGTCACGGCTCACGGGGCTGTTCAAAGGTGGCCGCCATTGGCCCCTCTACACCACCCCACCCCAGCGCCCGTGGCATGGTCTGACGGATGAGGAGATCACAGAACTTGACATGGAGATAAGCGGCAGAACAATGGATGAATGTGTCCGAGCCATTGAAGCCAAACTGAAGGAGCGCAACACATGATTAATGAAGACGATGAGTTCAATCGCATTGAACAGGAAATTAAGCGTCGAAAGAATAAGCCTGCTGAAAAGCTGAGCGTTGTTTACACCCTAAAATTAACCCAGAGCCAGCGTATCAAGCTATTGCAGCTTGGCGGCCCAACATGGATAAGGAATCAAATTGAACGATCTACCTAACTTTTCAGCCTGGGAGCGAACGACACTGGACAAGTTTGCCCTGGACGCTTACTTGAGGTTACAGGCCCAGCAAGAGGCACTTGAGCAACTCAGGGGTGACCTGCGGGATGCCATGAACCTGCTCAGGATAAAAACAGTGAGCGTTCGTCTTGACGACGTTTAACTAATCCTGGCAGAACTTTGCCACCCCCCCTGGTGAACTTCAGGAACTCATCAGCGGCTTCTGCTTCACCCCTAAGAACCTTCTGGCGGAGGGTGCTACGCTGTACGCCTCCCAGACCAAGGTTAAAAGCAAAACTGACAAGAGCATCATTTTGACCTGGGGTAAGCACCATAGGAAAAAGTTTGGTGATGCCAGTCTCAAATCGCTGGAGATCAGAACTAAGGATTCCATCTACTTCCTCTTTGGAAAACGTCCGATTGTGTTCTGGCTCCAACGCGAAAGAGTCTCTTTGATCCAAAGGTAAACGACCTTGATTGGGGTAAAGAACATGACCTACTCCTATTGTCCAGAGCCGCGCAGGGCAACGGTAAGGCTTGTATCTAACACCCTCATGGTGCTTGATCATGTCCTTGCACCGCTGAGATACTTTCAATCCTTGCCACCCTTGAATGCCCTGCCACCAAAGTGGAAACTAATGATTGAAGCAAAGATCAATTGGGTATCGGTATCCCAAAGTTTTTCAATCAACACATCAAATTCAATACCGTGATTCCAAGCATAGACAAAGCCACCGATTTCAACAAAAGCAAACAGTAGGAAGAAACCGTATGTCAGCAATGGCCTTACACCTGACCGTAGGTTGATCATCCACTGACTAGCACCTTGACCAATTGCAATGTCGTGAGCATAGATAGCAGTGCGTTCTGATGCCTCTGCCTCTATCATCTGGCCTTCAACCCTGATCTCTTCTACCCGTTGCTGTGCCTCAAAGCCTGCTTTGCGGAGTTCCAGTTCGCGTTCAGTCTGGAGTTGAGCCATTGCCATCTCATGCTTCTTGTCAGCACGATCTTGGAAGAAACCAAGCAGCTTGGGTAAACCACCAGCAAGGAAGCTAATCAGGGTTGAGAGTAGGGTCAGCATGATTAGCCTTTAAGGTCAAAACTTAAATTTGCGTGACGGGGATATTGAACAACGCGCTCACCCTCTGGGCATTTGTACTTGATCGTCGCCAGCAGTGTGGCTGTGCCGGGTGCAATCTTCTCTTTTCGCACCATCGTCAACTGGTAGGTAAACGTATCAATTTCTGGCCCTGCTGGGCCGCTGAACTTACTGGCGGTGGTCGTTGCCTCATGCACCATGCCTGCCGCATCCCTAATGCTTGGCGTAAAACTTTCAACAGAGCAGTCATCGCGCTTTTTGATTCGGGCAACGGTGACATTGATTGGCTGTCCTGCCGCTGCTGTGATCTTAAAATGCTTTGGTGACCATTCCAGAATGGCCCGGTCAAACCAACCAAACTTGTCAGCAAGGGTGTAGCCACCCCCAATTGCTGCGATGCTTGCTGCAACTGCTCCAATGGCCTTGGTGACGTCAATCATTTTTTCCAGAATTGAACAAAACTAAACACCACCGCCGCCGCCGCCCATATGCCGATGCCTCTGTTGACCCATTGATCCACTTTGCGGTCAGTGCGATGCAGCATAGACTCATGGACGCTGAGTTGTGTTTCAACTGCGCCTATGCGCTGCCCCTGGTTGGCCTGCCGTTCCTCAAACAAAATCAACTTGCCAACAGCATCAGTCAACTTGTCGACCTTGCTTTCCAGACGTTTAAAATCATCGTCTGTCATATCCCGCCGCCTTGCGTTACATAGACTGTCGCCGTACTCGAAGCGGACAGACCGGTAAAGTAAAGATTTGGGGCAAAACGAAGAATCTCCACCGCCCCCGGCAGCAGGGGAATTGAAGTCGCCAGCGTACTAGCCGCTGTAATTGCCAAGGCGCTGGACGTCCCTACTCCCAAGAACACCGTGACTGCACCCGAGTTAACTACACGGTACGAGCCCGTTGGAGTTTCTCCTGTATTAGTCGTAGCTTGCGCAGCCGTGGGTGGCGTAGGCGTAGCTGCAAGAAATGATACCGTTGGCCCAAGGGGAGCAAAAGCAATTGCTTCAGGTGTCGTAAGCATAGTAATCTTTCAAGGTTATTCGGCGGCTCGCGCCTCAATTTCATAAGGATTCATTTTATAGCCATAGCGCAAAAGCCAATAGCTGTACTTGATCAGGTACACCAGCTTGCCATCTCTCTGCATCTGCTCTAAGTGCTTGCGCTCATGCCTGATCAGGGGTTGGTTCAGTTCATAGCCTGGAGCCATGTAGATGACATTCCAGAAGCTAGTCCAGCCTTGGAAGCCACATGCTTTCATATAGAGCAAGATTAGGCCAGAGGCAGTACGAATCATGGTGTGGCAGTAGCAGCCTGTGCAGCCTTGTACGCAGTCACCACAGCCTCAGTATGCGTTGCAGCACAGATAGCTTTCACACGGGCATTCTCTGCGCTGTAATCATCACCGGGGGCAACAACGTGGCGGTGGAACGTGCCGCTGATCTGCTTGCCATCTTCAAGAATAGCGGTCTTGGTGCGAACTTGCATAGAGCCGTTTTCAAGAACTTCAATACGGTCAACAGAGATAACTTTTTCTAATGCCATTTTGATACTCCAATCAAAACCAAAAATCCAGTTGTCCGAACTGGTACGGTTACACGGTGTAGTAAGGAATCTTGCGGTTTGTTCCCGCTACGTTGATTATGAGATACCCAACTGGATTAGCTGGAAGTGCAGAAGCAGCGCCAGCAGCGCCAACGGTTGCTGAAGTGCTAGACCCAATACTAATCTCATTTGCCCCAACTGTTTGTGCGCTGTTGTTTATTCTTAAAGCGCCGTCTTCAATAGCCGCAAGTACAGTTCCCGAACTATTTTTCCATTGTTGCAATGCAGCAGTTTGTCCAGGGTATCCTGTAACAACCGTAGGAGTTTTATTTGCAGCTATTGCTTTAAATGTGCTAATACCTGGGAAAATGTTTCTAGGCGTTCCTTTATCAGTTGGATCAGAGGGTAAGCACCCAACAAAAGTGTGCTGGTCATAACCAGTTCCGCTACCATCAACAACTTTTGCAAAGTCTAAATTGATTAAGCCAACAAAAGTTTGTGGGTTTGGTGTTGTTTCAATGTAAATGTCGTATGTATTGGATTCTAAACGAGCGCCTGAAAACAAAGATGAGCCAGCACCAGTTTGGAAGTAAAAAGCGTACCCGCAATTTTCTAAGTTACCACCAATCCAATTAACGCCGTCACCATTAAATGTGGCTATTAAAATACCTATTGAAGTTGTGTCTGTTCCAACATCACCAAACATTGTGCAGTTGTAAAACATTGTTTGTGTTGCAACAACAGAGCCTGAAGACAGAACTTGATAGCCAACATGGATGTGGTTACATTGAATGTTTCTTACATCATTAAAAAAAGAACTGGCGTTTGAACCATCAATAATTACGCCAGCGGTTGTTCTAGGCGAAACAATTGGGCCTTCAATGTATAAATTAACAACTTTGGCAAATACAGTTCCCTGGCATTTAACGCCAGTTGCTGCAATATTTGTCATTACTATTCCAAGATTAGATATACCGCAGTTGTAATACAAATCACCAGCAGTTCCGCCAAGCGTAAAAGCTGTGCCGCTGCCGCTATAGTTAAACCTAGTTGCGCTAGACCCAGCACCTTGAATTGCAACGCCTGCGGGGATTGTTACCGCATTAATTGAATAATTGCCACTTGGAATTTTAACAATACCACCAACGGCAGAAATTGAACTAATTGCAGATTGAATTGCGGTTGTATTTTCAGCAGCGGTTCCAGTTGTACTAATCCCAAAATCTATCGCGTTGGCATTTTCGCCAGCAATCATTGAGTAGGAAACTTTTGTAAGAGACATTTTTATTCCTATGTTAAATAGGTAATAGAAAAAACTATTCTAGCGTTATTCCCAAATAAGCCGGGGGCAAAACCAGTAACCGCTGTTCCTGCTGTATTAGTATAAGAAAATGCAACAAGTGTTGAATTAGGGTCAGTAGCCACGCCTATATATAAAAGACTAGCCGCAAGTCCAGTAAAGTAAAAGACACTTCCTGATTGATATTGTGATGCCTTGCTAGTAAAAGGCAAACCACTTAATGAAGATGCACTACCAGTTCCAATTAAATTAATTGTTATATCACATGACACTGTAACTTGATTGCCGATTTTGGTATATATCCCAGATCTCGCAGTATATGTAGCAGTACCACCTACACTCGGTGTCCAAGTACCTTCTTCGTAATCAGCAAACAACTCGCTTGTGCCAGAGCCTGATGTGGCAGAGAAGTCAATGCCTTTGCCTGCTGTGCCGATGACTAGGTTGCCAGTGGACAGGGTAACGTCACCAGGCAAGGTGATGGGCGTTGCAATCTGGCTGGCGTTGATAATCGAGTTAGCGTTTTTTAACATAACAAGTTCCTAGTTGCAAACAACTTCAATAAGGGATGTGTACGGCGGAGCCTGACTAAATGTAATACTAGCAGTCGTCGTTGTGTAAGTATTTATATTCTGATAAACGCCGTTAATATAGACAGATCTTGCAGCTCCCGAAATTGCAAAGACCGTTGTAGTCCCATCTCCCGTTAGATTATTAACTGGCCCATAGGTATGATTGTTAACTCCATTCAACCAGTCCGCCATAACGCGGTTGCCAGACGATACGTCATTATCTATAAACGGTACATGATACGGCATAAAATTCCTTAAATATCTGACTCTGGGTTATACGCAGTGCTCAACCACCCTGGCACTATACACCCAGGTTCCATTTGCCCCGGCACTGCACTCTGTCCATTTGGCGTACACATCAGCCCAAACACATTCGCTGGCATCGGCTGCGCCCAAGGCGGCGTTTGCACATCCGGGACACTCCGTACAAAGTCCTGCGGCTGCCGGGTCTCCCAGTGCTCCGGGCAGACATAATACCCTTGCCAATGCCGCATAAGCATACTGGCTTTCCGCTTCCTCCCGCACTGGTAGCATACCGCATTCCAGTCGCCAAGGTCAAGAAAGTCTGCGCGGCCGACCATCAGTCTTGACTCTTATAAATACTGTTGTAGTGTTCGTAAAACTCTGCGTTAGCTGGATGATCCCGCAAGTCAAACGCTTTCATAACTTTCTTTACGTAAGTTTTAGAATTCGCTGGAACTTTTTGCCCATTTATAATTTCCGTCGCTGTGCCAGAACCGTTGTACTTTTCAATCGCTCCTGCAGGACTAAAATCGCCGCGGGCTGCTCGAACTTTTGCAGCTTCGCCTAGATAAACCGCGGCCAGCTTTGGCATATTCTCAGCGCTTATATCTAAGCTTGGCATATAGTGCGGATACATTTTGCCATCTTTACCTCGCACATCCACTACAATAAAGTCCTTGCCTTCCCGCAAGTTCATCTTTGCAAGAGCGTCTTTAGTCCGCTGAGAAGCGTACAAAGCGTTATCGGTAGTCCCTAATTTCACGCCCATATTAGGCCCCCAACCCTCCGTCATAGCTATAGCGGGGAAGTACTGACTAAGCGCTAGCGACAGCACACCAGAGTTTTCCGCTTGCCGCTGAGCGTTAGCAATAAAAGCTGCTCCACCTCGATTAATGCTGCGTTCAGGCGCTTTAGGTTTACGCGGATCTAAATAACTGACATTCGGCACAAAGCTTAAAGGCTCTTCTGGATCGTACCCTGGCCCGGGTTTCTGCCGCAACGGTTGAACAGGTGCTTCAGTTTTCTGCAGCGTGTCTGCCTGCTGCTCAGGCGACATGGCACCCCAGCTGCTCAGCATCTGCTGTAAATTATCAATCCATTCAGCCATGGCTGTGCCTTTCAATGCTACTTAAAACCACCGCATACAATCTGTTAGACCCGAGACTGTTACTTTAGTTCCATTTATTTTCAAGGTAATGCTTGCATAGCCTCGTTGCGTTTGCGCTTGATAGCCTCAGCCTTGCGTAGACGTTCGGCTTTTAACGCAGGGGACGCTGCCTCCAGGCGGTCGCGCTCCGCGCGCTTAGCTTGGACTAGCTCCGCCCACTTCCGCGCCTCGTTGCCGCCGAACTCTCTATCGTACAGTGGCCGGCCTACGCCAGGGATGTACTTGATCAGCCGCTCTGGCTTGTCTAGGTCGCTAAGCATACTTAAACTCGGCGGCGTAACAGCTCCCACAGCAAATTCTTTAAGCCCCTTAGCCAACGTTTCTCTGTTAATCTTCCCCATTGTGTAGTGATTGATGCCGAAGTTCTGCAGCAGATTTTCTACGTAGTCAATCTTATCAAGCTGTACTGGCCGCCCAGCTAACATATCTTTAACAATATCCCCTGGAATATTTGCAAGAGACATTGTGACTGCCAGCCCAACTAGATTACGCGCGCCCTTAACATAGTTACCTTTTGCAATCTCTTGATATCCCTCGCGTCTAACTATATCAATCTGCTTTAGCATATACGTGTGCATCTGGTACAAGATCCGCCCATTCGGATGGTCAAGGTACGCTTGCGGTACTTCCAATTTTGTAATTGGCTGGGCATTAGACAACTCGCTGAAGAGTAAACTCTTAACCGGTTCGCTCATCCGCTTAGCCGCAAGATCCTGCAGCAACTGCGGAAACTCGGCACCAAAGGCCTCTCCCCAACGCTCTGCAAGTACTGCCCGACCTTTAGCAGTCTGGGCCAGTTGCTGGTTTTTAATCAAGCCTGCGTTTAAGTTCAACCTCTTTGCAAACTGATCAATAGCAGAAAAACCCGTGTACTTAAACGCAGTTTGTACAGCCTTGCCACTAAGTCTTGCGCCACCAAACTCTTCTGCAATTTGATTAACTAGCCCAAACTCTTTTGGTGTAATCCGAGAAGAACCTGTTAACTCCATTCGCAGCGCACCAAGCGTAGGCATCCAATCGTGGTGCTTCACAGTAAACATTGCATCACCAATCTGCGTAGCGGCAGATGCAAAGTTACCTAGCAACCCTAAGTTACTTACGTTCCGCACATCCTGCAAAAATTCGCTCATAGGCCTTTCGCCTTGCTTAAAGCGCGACTTAAGTATACTTTCAACCCGTAACTGCTGCTCTGGCAAAATCTTACTCGTTTGCATTTCACTATCCATAAGGTTACCAATAGACTTATCTACGTGCGTAGCCATCTGTCCATTTGATAGCGTTTTTGACGCAAGATCTTTACCAAAGAACTTAGCTATTTCTGCATCCTCAACTGCACCAGCTATATATCGCAGCAATGACTCTGTCGGCGTCATGTAAAATTGCGCTAGATCTGCGGTAACATCCACCCCGCGCGCCTTAGCAAACCCAGGCAGCGCTGAGTTAGATGGGGAAGTCTGCAGCGCCCTGTTAACAACAAGCGAGCGCTCTACATCTGTCATCTCGCGGCCTCGGGTCTTGATCATCTCCGCTTCTGCTTTCACCAACAGCGTTTCCAGATGCGTACGCATTGGCAAGTTTAAAGCTTTCTTAAGTCCTTCCAGATCTTTAACAACTCGAGGAAAGTACTCGTTAACCCCAGCAGCAAAACGCCCCATGCTGATTTGCTCCGCCCGAAACGCTGCCAGAACATTTTGCACTTGCCTGTATCCGGCGACCAATACAGGATTTCCTTTAATAGCTGCTGCAATTTCGCCTGGATTATTCTTTAGCAACGCTAAGTTTAACGCATCTGCTGTCGCAGTTGGTAATTTTCTAATCGCCTTAATAAAAGGTGTAATAGCATCCATTGCTTTATCTGTCCGCTCTAGTACAGCGCGTTCGTAATCCCTAGCACGCAGAAGTAATGACTGTGATACACCGCCTAGCTCGGTCGATATTAGCCACAAGGCGTACTCAAGATTAGTTGCTCCTCCGCCTTTTTTGGGTTTACCTTTAAACATCGCCCCAAATCCGGCTACGCCAGCCGCCCCTAGCACCGCGCCGCGGATAGGATTGTCCGAATCCAGATACGCCCCTAGAGCCACCCCGCTGCCTAACGCACCCA